GTGCTTGTCATTCCGCCGCCTCCCTTGTCGCCACGCCCCACGCGGCCAAAACCTCGCGCACGTCCTCCACCGACCGCACCACGGCCACGCTGTATCCGAGCGCCGCAAGCTGGCCGTGCATGGCCTTCTGAGCGGGGCTGGCGTATGACCCTTCGGCCTTGACCTCGAAAAACAGCGGGCCTGCCTCGGTCAGCGCCAGAATGTCGGGAAAGCCCGATACCTGGCCCATGCCCTTGCGCTTGGCCCCGTCCATGTATCCCGCCTTGCCGCCACGGACGCCTTCGCTGGCGCTGTGGTGGATGATGGCACCGGGCAGCACCACCCGCAGATAATGCAGGATGGCACGGTGTATCGGGCCTTCGCGGTCAATACGGCTCACGCCCGCCCCGCCGCAATATCTCATGTGTCGCCAAACCCATCGCCCGCCCCTCATGTGTCACGGCCCCGTTTTCGCCAGGGCCGTTTGTTTTTGCTCGGTCAGATTTGCAGAAGTCCGGCGCCTGGCATGGCCGTCGAAAACGCATCCTCACAGCGGCGAAAAGCCTGCCGTTCGATCTGTTCGATGTTGGCAATAACGAATGTGAAGGCAAGTTTACCCTCGCCCACACGGAATCGCAGCCTCACCTTGATCCGCTCAGGCTCCATGCCATCGTAGATCGGCAGCATCAGCGTCACAGTGTCGGGGAGTGTCAGCGCGCCCCGCGCCTCATTTTCCTCGCTGTAGATAATTTGCGCCGTCCCGTCGCGCAGGCGGGTTGACTGCGAGAAAGTCACCTTTTTCAGGGCATCGAACTTCATCACCATGTCCATCACGTCGCCGCCGGAAGGCTCCGCAATGTCGTAAATCCGATCCTCAAGAAACTCGCCCGCCTCAACCTGAGAAATTGGATTGCGATGAAGCTTGCGCCACGCCTCATATTCCGGTGTGAAACGGGCATGGAAGGTGGCCACATGCGATGTCCACTGTGGCGATGCCTGCGCACTGTCGATCGCGGGAGCGTGGTAGTCCAGTATCGACCGGATGCAGCCCTTTCGTGCATCGGACGTGACCATCAGATATTCCGGCGTGGCGTATGCCTTCAGATAGGCTGCAAGCGATCCCACATCGCTAAACACATGGTTCTCCGTGATCCGGTTCGGTCGGGGCTGCAAGTGTTCGAGAGAGTGCACCTTCCAGTCGTTCGGCGCGACGACGAACGCGCCTTGCGCCCCGTCCGCCGTCAAAAACCTTCCGCTGGTCGCCAGCGCGGCAATATCCATAGCCTCAGTATTCACATCACTCATCACGTGCACCTTTCTGGAATTTCGGATGGGTCAGGTTCAATTCGCGCGACGGCGCGTCGCGTGTAAGGTCGCCCTGCTCGTTTGAGAAATAGAAGGACTTGCCGAAGGACAGGCGCGGGGCGGTTGCGGACACCGAACAGGAAATTTCCAGCCCGTTTTCGCCATTGCGGGACACTTCCATCGAAATGGCCACCTTACCCTTCTTGCCGGTGCGCAGGACTGCCGAAATAACCTCACGCAAGGCTTCGTCGGCGGTTTCAACGACGCCGCCCGCGTCGTGACGGCCAAGCGCCATTAGGAAATGTGAGTTTCCGGGGTGTTGCATGTTTTTCTCCTTCACCTCACCTGATCGCCGGTGCCGCGTCTCAAAATCTCATGTGTCGCCAAAGAGGCTTGCCTGTGCAGCGCCCTGACCGGCCTGTGGGCCTTCCGTGCCGCCTCGATCCGCGCCGCCAATTCGTCCCTGCGGGAAAGCAGCGCGCCAGCGGGCCTCCGCGTCCTGAATGTGATCGGCGCAGGCCGAAATGCGCCGATGATCCGTGCGGCGATTGCGCGGACCCGGCTGGCAAAAGCCGAACGGAGCCACTGGCGATCCACAGATGATGCAGGGCATGTCATTCGGCGGCAACCGCGTCGAATAGCGTGAATTGGCTGGCCTCGGCCTCGGTCAAAAACTTCGCCGCCTGCGCCGCATATTCCGGCTTCAATTCAAATCCTATATATTTTCGGCCCATTTTCAGCGCCTGATACCCGGTAGATCCGATGCCGTTGAACGGGTCCAGAACCAGATCCCCAGGATTGGAATAGAGTTTCAGACACCTCTCGATAACATCCAACTGCAACGGGCAGATGTGTCGCTCGTCCTCTTTCCCTCGCGCCAGACGCCCATTCAGCACATTGCCCTGCCTCACAGTCATCCATACCGGCGACGCCAGCTCCTGCCACAGATCAACCGGAAGGTCGTCGGGGTTGTGGGTAATCGGCTCCGGGTTCACCTCGTCCTTGCGAAAAAAAAGCACGTAGTCAGGCATTCCGACCCTGCTCATGGCGCTGTCTTTTTTCAACTGCTTGTAAAGCAACCCGAGTGCCTTGGTGCGCTGCATCTCAACCACGGGGTCTTTCCATATCGTGCACCTGGCATGATAAACAAACCCGGCATCCTGATGGGCTTTGATCAGATCCCCGGAAAAATCATGCAGCCCGATGAACCCATCCCGGCCCTTGCGTGATGGTAGGTCCGTGCAATGAACGCAGACGATGCGCCCCGGCTTCATCGCCATGTAAAGGTTCCGCGCGAAAAACCCGTAATGATCCATGAATTCTCCATGTGACCCGCAGTTGCCCATGTCGCGCTCGCTGTCCGAATAGACGAACAGGTCCGAAAACGGCGGCGAGAATATCGCGCAATCAATCAGCCCTTCGGTCATTCCTGCCAAGGCTTCGATGCAGTCGGCCACGTAGACGGCCCATTTGTCGCCGTGATAGTCCGGGGTCATGCCGTATCTCCGATGAATGATGGAAGGGTGAATTGCGGCGGGCGGGTGTAAACAAGGCGCGCCCGGTCAGTCTGGTGGCCGCGCATGGCATATGCCATTGCCGCCTTCATCTGATCGTGATCGGCGGCCTTGCGCTGGACGTTCTGCCATATGCCCATTTCGGTTTCGGCAATGACGATGTGGGCCGTGACTTCGCCTGTTTGCCCGAACCGCCAAGACCGGCGCACGGCCTGATAATACCGTTCGTATGAGTGCGAGAGGCTGGCAAACACTTGGCACCGGGAATGTTGCCAGTTCAGCCCGAACCCGGCAATGCGCGGCTTGGTCACGATGACGCGGCGATGACCCGCAGAAAAAGCGTCAAGCGCGGCCTCCTTGGCGTCCATATCCATAGACCCGATGACCTCGATTGCGTCGGGAATGGCTTTGGTCAGCGCGGCGCTTTCGTCATTGGTTTCGCACCAGACGATGACGGGGCCATTGTGGCCGTTGGAAATTTCAGCAGAACGCGCCACGCGTTCAGCTAGCGTGTGCCGCTTTTCCCTATGAATGTCGGTCGCAGAATTGTCCGGGATACGGAACAGCATTCCGTCGCCAGCGCCCACGGTCAGATCGACGCCGACAATGTGGCGTTCGGTTTTCAACGGCGGCAGGATGAACCCGTCATCCGACCCGCCAAGATCGGACGGCAGGCTTGCGGCCCGCGCCCATGACGCCACCCATGACCAGAAGTCGTTCACGGCATGGCGTTTCAGCCGCCAGTCCTGCGATGCAGTCGATGCGTCGTTAATAAACCACCGGCAGAGCATTTCCATGCTGCCCATGATCCCGAGAAACTCGGCATGAGTGCCGATCTCCATGTGGTCATTCGGCGCGGGTGTTGCGGTTGCTGCGAGCCGATATGGCGTGTCCCGGAATGCATCCACAAGCGCCCGTTTGGTGCTGCCCGCGAAACTTTTCAGGATGCTGCTTTCGTCCAGCACCACCGAACCGAACCGCGACAGGTCCAGCTTTCCGATCCGCTCGTAATTGGCGATATTGACGCCCGACCATACCTCGCTTTCGTCCCGGACTACTTTGGCGTCGACTCCGAATGCCTCGCATTCGCGCTGCATCTGACGTGCCACGGCAAGCGGCGTAAGGATCAGCGACGGCTTGCCGGTTTCGCGGGCGCACTCGCTGGCGAACACCGCTTCGCAGCCGGACTTGCCAAGCCCCGTGTCAAGAAACAGCGCGGCGCGGCCCTTATCAAGCGCGAACTCTGCTGCGGATTTCTGGTGGGGGAACATCCGTGACGGCAACGATGCCGGGGAAAACCCGACAGTCGGCGCGGAAAACCCCTTGCCCGCGATGAATTGGCGGTATTCAGCCAGATCGGTCATTGCATATCCTTCATGCCAGACTCCGAAAAACAACCCGCAGCACCCATGCACGGGAGAAGCTGAGAGCGAAAAACATTGCCGTGATTCCGATCGCATCTTCCGCTGATGGGGCTAGGCCCCAGATGGGCAGAAGCGCGTAGGTTGCCGCCCAGCCGACGACCATGCCAATTCCGGCATTGGCTAGGGATTCCGCCACATCCATTCTGGATGCGCGCGATGTGCCACCTGTATTCATTGCTCGATCCCTCATTCCGCCCGTTGACCGGGCCGGTAGTTTCAGTTCGCCGATTAGATCGCGCCCAGTCGATCCAGATAGTCGGCCAAGGCGCGCATCTGCGCGGGCACTTTCACGCCGCGCCCCTTCGGACTTGGGCGCGCTGCCCGGCATTTTTTGACGCGGCCCGTCGCTCGCCCATGAAGGCGCGAAGCCGGTCAATCGTCTCGGGCCAGATACGCCCTCCGCCGCGAAGCCGCGCGACAATTTCTGAATTTCCGACCGCGCGCTTGCCGAAGTAGCTTTCACCCATCGGCACTTCCGCGAGAAAGGCGTCGATCTCTTCGAGAATGGGGGGGCGATGATTTTTCATGCCGCCCAGCATATCCTCTAAAGCGGATCAGTCAAGCGCGATTTTCCAGGCCGGAAAAATTCCGCAAATATCATCCTCTCTCGCGGATATTCCCCTTGACAGGTCCGCAAATGAGGATAAT